TCGACCGGCTCCGGGATCGTGCGGCTTACGGGCGTGATGTCGCGGCGGCGTATGGCGAGGGCTGCGACGGTGTGGTCCTGCGCGACGCCGCCATTTGGGACGCGCTGGCGACGGGACTTCAGATTATCGCGGCGCGCGGGGAAATCAGAATCGAGGATAGATCGAAAGACAAGGACGGCAAGCCGTTGTTCGTGTCGAAAATCCGGCACGAGATCGATGGCGAGATCGCACAGATTTTTGCGTCCGCGTTCCGGGGTGCGTTTCTCACGGAGGTCAAGGTGGAGACCAAAAATGTCGCATGAACCGCCGACATGGAAAACGAAGCTCCGGGCTTTTCGCCTCACCGCATTGGCGTCTCTAACGCCGGAGGAAGCCGAGGCTAGAGTCGCGGCGGACCGCGCCGAGGTCGCCGCGAGGGCGCTCCGTCGTGAGGCGCGCGCCGCGCAGGCGTTGCTCATAAACCAACGTGCGGCTCTCGGCGATACGCCCGAGGAAATCGCCGGGCGTGTCGGGATTTCGGTCGCGGCTCTGCGCCGGCGGGCGCGGCGGGCTGGCCACTTCCTCGCGCAGCGCAAGGGCTTCCGCCGCTTGGCCGCATGGGTGTCGAACAGGCATGTCGAAACGCTCGATCGGCTTGCGGCGACCTGGGGCATGTCGCGCGAGAAGGCGCTGGAGGAATTGATCGCGGGTACCTTGGCGGCGCGGATGCAGCGGAGGGCGGCATGAGCGGACGTGCCCCCTTTCGTGTGTCAGTCAATGAGCTGCGCGCGCACGCCGCCGCTGGCCTTTCGATGAGCGGGGCGGCCGAAAGGCTCGGCGTGTCTCACGCGACGATAGCCCGGCGCGCGAGCTACTTCGACATATCGTTCCGTCCGACGCGCCCGTCTCGGAATCGAGGGCGAATCCTTTTGGCGCTGAAGGCCGATAAGCGGACGGCGCCCGAGATCGCCGATTTCCTCGGGATGAAGCCAAACGCGGCGCTCCAGGCGCTTTTGGCGATGGAGATCGGCGGATTCGTTTGCCGGAAAGTTCCTCTTGCTGGCAGGCGCGGGCGCCCGGCGATCCGTTGGGTTGAAGCGCCGGTCGAGCGGTGCGAGGCGGCGGAATGAAGCCTCACATTCTCAAATCCGGCGGGGTTTGGTTTCTCACGCGGGGCCGTTCGGAACGGATGCGCGCGATCTATTATTCCCGCAATTTCCGCGTCGTCTGCGAGGTCGCCGCGATTGTTCATGCTGATGGGGAGAAATGAGTTCGCCGGAATCCACTCTCGCCGTCGCCTGGCCCATCGTGCTCGACGATGCGCAATACGCTCGCGCGACCGCGCACGGGCTCGCCGGTCGTCTAGGCCCACTCCGATTCGAGGCGGTGATAGTGGACGGCCCTCGCTTTCGCCTTGCAAAGGAATGCGAGGATCAGCGCGGAGCCGAGGTCGCCTTCCTACTTCCCGCGCTCGACGCTGAAGACGAGATAGCCGACGTCGTGGCGTGGTGGCCGGAGACCGGCAGGACGAAGACCCTCGTTGGCGAGATCGGGACTCTCGGTCTTCCCCGCCTCATGGACACATGGCTTGAGCCGCCGATGGTGCACGAGACCATGCTGGAATGGCTTCTCGCCGACGTGGACGGGCTATTCGTTCTCGATCCGAAGATCGCCGCCGCCGAGCTCGACGGCATCACCCTGGCGGTTCCCGATCGAGACGCGGGCATTCGCCTTCGCGCGAAGCTGGCCCCCTATTGCACACGCGCCCCGAAGATCGTGATCCCGAGGTCAAATGCTCGCCGTGCGGGATGAGGATTTTCCGAACTACGAACCGCTGGAGCGCGTTGTCCCGCGCGGCGCCCTCGCGCCTATCGGGCCGTTCAAGTCGAAGTTCGGCGGCAAACTCGTTCACGAGATCGTCGGCGACAAGCCGGTGCGCCTATGGCTGCTCAAAGGCGTCTTTCTCGAAAAGACGTGGTTTCTAATTGTCGGGGCGCCCGGGTGCGGGAAATCGTTTCTCACGCTCGATTTCTGCGCGGCGCGCGCGTGGGCGGCTGTCGATCCGAAAGCGCCGCGGGAATGGTTTGGTCGGAAGTTCAAGCCTGGCGCCACGGTCTACATCGGCGCCGAGGGCCAAGAGGACATGATTATCCGCGTGCACGCGTGGTTCAAAGCGCGTGGCGTCGATCCCAAAACAAAAATCCCACTCTTTCTGATCCCGACCGCGATCGACATGCGCAGCGGCGACGCGCCGACGAAAGACCTCATTTCCGAAATTGGTCAGGTTTCTCGCATCTGCGAAACCGACTTCGGCGTCCCTGTCGATTTTGTGGTCGTCGACACATTCAATCGTGCGCTGGCGGGCGGCAGCGACGTGAACCCGGAGCACGTCGGCGCTCTCATCCGAAACGTTTCGCATATCCGTGAGGAATGCGGGGTCGCGGTCGCGGCCGTACATCACACGCCGAGGAACGGAGACACGGCGCGGGGGCATGGGTCCGTCACCGCGGACAATGACGCTGAGGTCTTCGTCCAAGGCGCTTTCGATGGCGCGCCGAATAAATGGATACTTCGCCGCAGCAAAGCCGGCCCGACTGGCGATGTGAGCGAATTCCGACTGCGCCAAATCGAAGTCGGCCGTGATGAGGAAAATGACCCGATAACGTCCTGCTACATTGCCGAGGGCGCGCGCGAAAAGTCGCTCGAAGAGATCGAAATGACCAACGCGGAAATGTCGGCGCGCACCGGTAAGCCGCACATGACGCCTGACGGGCGCATGATCCTCGGCGACAACCTCACGCTGGTTATGCGTGCGCTGGACTCGCTCATTAAGAAAAAGGGCGATCCCATGCCTTCTGGCGTGATCGTCCCGCATGGCCGATCGGCGATCCTTCTGAAAGACTGGACAGACGAGATCGTCGCAATCGCGCCCGGCGACGACAAGACCGATCCGAAATTCAAGGACCGTATGCGCAAGGCGCGAGACGCTGGCGCCACGAAACTCGCGCTGCGCGGGATCATCCACATTCAAGGCGACTGGGTTTGGCGCTCATCGGTGCGTGTCGCACGTGTCGATCCGAGGGAGGATGAAACTCCGCAGGACGCGATCGTTCTTCCAAATGCAACGGAGGTAATTCCGTTTTGAGCGAAACAGTGCTCGTTAACGAGACGCGCCATTCCGCAAATGCGGATCGGCCTTCCGCGGATAGGCGCGTTGTTTCCAAACGCGAAGCTGTCGCGGCAGGTTTGAAGCGGTATTTCACGGGCAAGCCATGCTCGCATGGCCACGTCGCCGAGCGCTTCGTGGCTCACGGGCAATGTCTTGAGTGCAATGTTCAGTGGGCCAAGGCCAATCCGGAGCTTAGGCAGAGAGCATTCCGCAAATGGCGGGAGGCTAATAGGGAAGCCGTTCTCGCGAAGATGGCGAGATACCGGAAAGCGCACCCCGATAGGGCCAAGGAGAGCGCGCGAAAATATGTCGAATCGCATCGTGAGAAAGTGCGGGAGTTCAAAGCTGCGTGGAGGAAGGCAAATCGCGAAAAGCACAACGCAATTCAGAAAAGCTATTGCGACAGAAATCGAGAAAAGATTAGGGCGGTTGTTCGCGAATACGACAGAACACACCCTGAGGTCCGAAGATTTATCAACGCGAACCGACGCGCGCGCAAGCGCCAGGCGGTCGGAACGCACAACCGCGACGACGTCGCGCAGATCAGAACTCTCCAGCGCGATAGGTGCGCTTACTGCAAGGAGCGGTTGAACGGGAAGGGCCATGTCGACCACGTCATCGCGCTCGCGAATGGCGGCTCAAACTGGCCCTCGAACCTTCAACTGACATGCACTCCCTGCAATCTTTCGAAGGGCGCGAAAGACGCGATCGAGTTCGCACAGGGCCCGGGACTGCTCCTGTGAAACCTTCCGAGGGGAAGAATGCTCGCTATGACCGATGACCCGCCGGTGACCGTCTGCAAGCCAGGCCGTCGCGCCGGGCGCGAGAATGTCCCCGCATGATCGACGAAATCCTCGCCCGCGCTGTCGCCTACGAGGGCGACGCGCTCATTGCCTGGACGCCGGAAGCGGTCGCGCTGCGCATGATCGAGGCCGCATCGGTTTTCGCCCGCACGCCGGCTAAAATAGGCCCTTCACGGTTCAAAACGGCGTGGCCCGCCATCGTCATCACCGCGCAGGACCTTGTGGACGAAGAGACCCAGCAGCGGTTGCTGAGATTCCCTCACCTTGTCGGAGACTGGGAATCGCATATCGACCCCCCGACAAAGCGGCATATCTCGCGCGAGAAGCAGGCGGAATGGAATCGTCCTTCGGCGCCGACGCATGAAGAATACAGCCGCGCCGAGGAAGCCCTGCGGTGGCCCGCGCTCTTTCTCGGCGATCGCCCGCTTCTCGCCGACGCTATCACCCTATGGGCGCTTTGCATGGGGACAAACGCGAGCCTGCGCGCGACGCTTCGCCGGCGGGTCAAAGACGCCGACGCCAAAATGCGGGCTATCGGCGCGAGCCGGCGCCAGGATGCGATCCCGGGGAAGAACTTCAACCGCGACCGGCTCAACTATCGCCGGCGTGAGGCGGCGGAACTGATTTGCCTCGCGCTCTCCAAGGCCGGAATCGCTCTCCGTGAGGCCGCTGACGACATATCTGCGGACGCCGACGAATGAAATTTTGGCCTTTCAGAATACCTCTCCGGGAGAAGTGGCCCGTTTCCCGAAATAAACCGGCAAATGGGGGGTTCCAATTTCCCCCGGAATCGAGCATGAAATGGATACGCTGGACGCGCTGTCGATTGAAGCCCTGGCGATCCCAAAAGCGAGCATCCCGATGCGCTCTTCGGAGACTGGAGATCCACCGCCAGGTCGCTCCGCCCTCGCTCAACGCGCAGGTCGCGCCTGACCATGCCGTGCATGTCCTGCGCCGAACGTCGTGCTGCCATTTCTGCCGCTCTCTCCGCAGCTCGCAATGGCGATACGGCGACCGCACGAATTCAGGCCGCAGTTGTCGCTTCATCCGTGCGCGCCGACGTCGCCGCCGCGGTTCAAACCGCCGCGCGGCTTGTTTCGCGCGCTCGTCTCTCCCGATGATCATCACCATCAAGTCCGACCTTCCGAAACTCTCCAAGGCTCTTCAAGCTCAGGAAGGCCGCATCCTTCGCGCCATAGCCCAGGGTCTCAACGAGGGCGGCGACAAGGTCCGCACCCAAGTCCGTCGCGCCATGCGAGAGCAAACCGGCCTCATCCGTCTCAACAGCGTCACCAAGCGGGAACGCAACATCCGCGCTTTCGCCACCGGCCTCGCCCCGAAATCCGGCATTGGCCCGTCCCGAGGCGCCAACCTCTCCTACGTGATCATCTATTCCGGCAAGCCGCCGACCAAGCCCAACGAATTCAAGACCAGCGTTACGACAGGCCCAGGCGGCGGCGTCACCGTCTACATGTGGAACGTTGCACACAAGTTCAAACGTTCGTTTCGGCAGAAGGACAAGGGCGGCTTAAGGATGCGCCTCGGAGGCCCTCGCCTGCCCATCCGCTCATTCGATGGTCCAAACCTCGCCAAGGAAGCCGTCAAAGACCAAGTCGCCGAGACGTTCCTGTCTAAATCCGCCGAGATCGTTCCGCCCATCATCGACAAGCGGCTCGCTCGCGCGCTCTGACCGCACCACCAAGCCTTCGCACCCTTCGAGCGTCGCAAGAGCGACGTCCATACCCCTCGCGCTCGACTGTGCCCCTCTACCGGCGGCAATCCGCGGGTCCTTCCGGCGGGGTGACAAGCCATGCGCAGCGGCGGCAGTCCGCAAATCCGCTAGCCGGACGATTTTTGAACAGGGATTTCAATGAGTTCCGCAGTGGAGACGAGGCGTGATCTGGCGGAGTGGGCTGCGATTGTGGACATCGCCCGTCATCTTGGGGTGTCGGCTCCGACTGTCGCTAAGCGTGTTCGGCGGCTTGAGGGTCAGGGTTTGTTGTCAAGCCGGGCCGAAGGGGTCCGTAAGCTGGTCAATGTCGAGGAATATTTCGCGGCGGCGGAGGCGACGTTCGATCCGGTGAGGGCGGCGAATGGAGCGATGAGCGGTTCGCGAGCGTCTCAGGGCGATGATCTGCCTCCGCCGATGCAAACGGAGCAGATTCGCAAGATCAGGCTTCAGGCCGATCTCGCCGAGGTGCAGCTTGACAAGGCGCGGGGGCTGCTGGTCGCGACGATCGACGTCGAGGACGCGATGGCGAAGGCTGCGGGCGAGATTGTGAGGGTGCTGGAGGCGGTTCCGGGTCGGGCGGCGGAGTTTGCGACGGCGGTCGCGCGGGACGGCGAGCAGGGCGCGCGGCGGATGCTGCGCGAGATGGTTCGGGACGTCCGGGAGCGCCTCGCGGCGTCGATGTCGCTTCTGCCGGGGTCGGCGGAGGCGGAGGTCGATGTGATCCGGTACGAAGACGTGCGGAGGCCGAAAGCCGCGCCAGCGCCGCGTGAGACAAAAAGGCGGGAAGTGGCGAACGCCGCCCTTGCGAAGGCTGAGACAAAAGTTTCGAAGGCGAAGCGGGAAGCGCGTAAAACCGGGCGACCGTCGAAGTATGAGACGAAACCCTGGGTGGCCAAGGGGATCAGCCGGGCGTCGTACTATCGCGGTCTGGCGAAGGCGTGACACTCCATGCTGACGCCTTGGCGCTCGTCGCCGGAGCGCTCGGGCGCATCCTCCAGCCGCCGTTGCGGATTTCGCCGACGGAATGGGCTCGACAGAACCTTGTCGTCCCTGATGGCCCTCGCAGGGGCGAGAAGTGGGACCTGTCGCTGACTCCATACATCGCCGAGCCGCTCGACATGCTCGGGCCGGAAAGCGAGGTAAACGAGGTCGCCGCGATGAAAAGCGCGCAGACCGCGTTCACGATGATGATGATCGCGGCGATTGGTCATTCGATCGATCTAGACCCGTGCCGGATTATGGTGATTCAGCCGACCGACGGCGCGCTGTCGGATTTCAACAGGGACAAGCTCCAACCAGCGATCGATCAGACGCCGGCGCTGAAGGCGAAGGTCAAGCCGCAGGTGTCGAGATCGGGCGAGGGCTCGACGACGCACTCGAAATTGTATCCGGGTGGTTCACTGACGCTCGGGATTGGGTCGTCTGCTGCCGATCTCCGGTCAAAGACGGTCAAGAAGCTTTTCAGGGACGAAATCGACGAATTTCCCGATGACTTGAACGGGCAAGGTGATCCGCTCAAGTTGTCCGACGCTCGTCTGACGACGTTCCTTTCGTCTGGCGACTGGAAAAAGCTCGACATCTCGACGCCGACGATCAAGGGCGCTTCGAAGATCGAGCGTCGCTTCGAGGCCGGCGATCAGCGGCGCTGGAACGTGCCGTGCCCGCATTGCGACGGGGAGTTCGTTTTCGAGTTCGGAACAAGCTTTCTCTTTGAGAAGGCGTTCCCGTTCAAGGCGCACTATGTGGCGCCGTGCTGTGGCGCTGTGATCTGGCCTGGTGAGCGGGATGGGTTGGTGCGCAAGGGGCGGTGGATCGCCACGGCATCGCGGCCGGGCGCGTTCCCGTCTTATCATTTCAACGCGATGTCGAGCCCGTTCGTCCCATGGGATCACATCGCGGAGCAGTTCGTCGCAGCGCAGGGCGATTCGAAGGCGCTGAAGGCGTTTTACAACCTGACGCTCGGTCTTCCCTTCGAGGAAACCGGCGATGGACCGGGTTGGGAACTGCTGCTGACACGCCGCGAGGATTATGGCCCGCGCGGGACGGTTCCCCCGGAGGGCCTGATCCTGACCGCGGCCGCGGACGTGCAGATGCGCGGGATTTGGTTCGAATGCGTCGCCTGGGCGCCGGATCGGCAGAGTTGGGTCGTCGAGACGCTCTATCTTGACGGGTCGACGGAAAGCCCGGACGGCGAAGCCTTTCAGCGGCTCGAAAAGCTGCTCGACCGCGAATGGCCTTTGGCGAACGGCGGGACGCGGAAACTCGACGCGCTCGGCGTGGACTCGGGCTATCGCTCGCACGTCGTTTACGCATGGTGCCGCGAGCATCAGCGCGAGAATGTCGTCCTGGCGCTCAAGGGTTGGGACGGATGGGGCAAGCCGGCCATCGGCACGGCGAGCCTCGTTGACATCGATCTCGGCGGCAAACGGCTTCGCAAGGGCGGCAAGCTCTGGCCTGTCGGCACATGGCCGCTGAAGGCCGCGTTCAGCTCGGATTTGGAGCGGGTTGGAATCGTGGGCGGCGCCGAAGTTGATCCGCCGGGATATTGTCATTTTCCGAAGTGGGTCGACGAGAACTACTTCAAGCAGATCACCGCCGAAATCCTCACCGAGGAAAAGTTCAAAGGCCGCTGGAAGAAATTCTGGAAGCAGAAGCCGGGGCAGCGCGACAACCATCTGTTGGATTGTCGCGTTTACAACATGGCTTTGGCCGAATACCTCGGCTTATCGCGATGGACGGCGGACGAGATCGCCGAGCTTTCGAAAGAGCGCGGGCTGTCGCCGCCCGACGTCGCGCCGTTATTCGTCCGCGCCCAGGCCCCGGCCGAGTTGGCGCGGGCTCCGCCCCCGCAGAAGCCGGAAACCGAGGACGAGCGGCTGGAGGGGCTGTTCGCCCGCAACGCAGGTGCGTTCACATGACGCCGTTGACGCCGCAACAGCGCCTCGAACAGGTGGAGGGGGTGCGCCACAAACTGCTGACCGGCCAGCTCGCCTATCTGGTCGAGGTCGACGGCCGGAAGGTGCAGTTCACGCGCACCGATCTCGATGCGATCGACGCCGAGATCGCCGCGCTCAAGGCCGAAATCGCCGGAGAACGGCCGCGCTACGGCGCGATCGGGTTCATTTTCTGATGGGCGCGCTCGCCCGCTTCGCCAACTGGCTCGCCGGCCGCGCCCGCGCCGATTTCGGCGTCGACGGCGGCGGCCCGCGCACGATCTCGGACTATGAAGCGCCCTATCGGGCGTCGTCGCTGTCGAGCCAGGAGTTGGCGGCGTTCCGGCCGCCGCTGCGCTCGGGCGATTTCGCCAACGCGATGCGGCGCGATCTTACGCTGGCGCGCGTGCAGGACATCGTGCGCAACGATCCGCACGCCTCCTCGGCGCTCGACAAACTGGTGGATCACGTGGTCGGCCGCGGCTTGCGCTGGTCGGCGCAGCCGGACGCCGACGTCCTCAAGCTCGATCCGATCGCGCAGCGAGAATACGCCAAGAGTCTGGAGGCGGAATGGCGACATTTCGCCACCGATCCGCGCCGGTTCGTCGACGCCGCAACGCGTTTGAGTTTCAATGGCCTGATGCGGCTGCTGGCGCGCACGTTCCTGATGGGCAACGAGGCGGCCTATCTCATCACGCTGCACGACGATCCCGCAGCGCGCTATCGCACCTGCGTGCTGCCGATCGACCCCGATCGCATCGGCAATCCCTATGGCGAGATGGATACGCTGACGCGGCGGCTCGGGGTCGAGCAGACGCCGCTCGGCCGGCCGCTCGGCTATTGGGTGCGCGCTGCGCATCTCGGCGATTATTGGGCCCCGGGCGAGCAGATGCGCTGGGATTATGCGCCGCGCAAGACCGACTGGGGCCGGCCGCTATTCGTGCACGGTTTCGAGCCGATGCGCGAGGGCGACACGCGCGGCACCTCGCCGTTCCTGGTGCTGATCGCCTCTATGCGGGCACTCGGCCGCTTCACCGACGCGGAGTTGGCCTCGGCCGCGATCAACGCGACCTTCGCGGCGACGATCGAATCCGACGCGCCGGCGGACGAGGTGGCGGATCGGCTGAAGCCGGCCGCCGAGGTCAAGGCGGGTCCGCGCACCATGTTCGGCTGGCAGATCGAGCATCTGGAGCGCTACCCGGCGCGCGTCAACGGCTCGCGCGTGCCAGTGCTGCCGCCGGGCTCGTCCTTGAAGATGAATTCCTCGCCGCGGCAGACGACGAGCTTCAACGCGTTCGAAACAGCGTTCCTACAGACGATTTCGTCGCGGCTCGGGCTCGCCTACGAGCAGATCAAGATGGATTGGTCGCGCACGAATTATTCGAGCGCGCGGGCGGCGCTCAACGAGGTCTGGCGCGGCATGGACCGGCGCAGCGCGCAGTTTCAGGAGCAGATCGTCGCGCCGCTGCACCTGGCCTGGGCCGACGAGGCGTTCGACCGCGGCTATCTCTCGCCGCCGCCGGGCGCGCCAGCGTTCTGGGACGCGCCGCACGCGTATCTGCGCGGCCGCTGGATCGGGCCGCCGCGCGGCTATGTCGATCCGGTGAAGGAGATGCAGGCGGCGGCGTTGCGCATGGAGGGCCTGACCTCGACGCTGCGCGACGAATGCGCGGAGCAGGGCAAGGATTGGGAGGAAGTGCTGGATCAGATCGCCTTCGAGGAGAAGGCGCTGACCGAGCGCGGGCTGACCCGCGAAAGCCTGGTCGCGGTGGTGCAGAGCACCAAGGGCCCGAAGCCCGACAGCGAAGAAGCGGTCGGGCCGGCGGGGCCGGGCGGCGAGGACAAGGAAGGGTCGCGGTGAGCGAGGTGGGGAAAGTCCGCGACGTTCTGGGCGACGGTAAGTCCCCGATGATCCATCCGGAAGCAGCGCAGTGAAATCCTACGCTCGCATCGCCGCGCGGCTTTTCAACACGCCGCTGCTGGTCACGCCGGAGGCGGCGCTCGCCGTCGCCGACGTCATTGCGGCCCGGATGGCCGGCGAACCTGTCGCGCGCGCGTTCTTCGGCGATGACGACGATGCGCGGGAGCGGCCGCCCTATGACGTCGCGCAGGGCGTCGCCGTCATCCCGGTGCAGGGCGAACTGGTCAATCGTGGGTCCTGGCTCAATTCGCTGTCGGGCCTGACCTCCTACGAGGCGCTGGCGCAGGCGATCACGCAGGCTGTCGCCGATCCCTCGGTCGTCGCCATCCTACTCGATGTCGACTCGCCCGGCGGCGAGGCTGCCGGGGCGATGGAGACGGCGGCGAAAATCCGCGCCGCCAACGCCCAGAAGCCGGTGACGGCCTATGTCAATTCGCTCGCCGCCTCGGCGGCCTATGCGCTCGCGGCCGGGGCCGGCGAAATCGTCACGCCGCCGTCGGGCCTGGTCGGATCGATCGGCGTGGTGATGCTGCACCTCGATCGCTCGGCGAAGCTCGCCAAGGACGGCCTCAAGCCGACGCTGATCCACGCCGGGGCCTACAAGGTCGACGGCAACAGCCTCGGCCCGCTGCCCGACGACGCCCGCGCGCGCATCCAGGCGCAGATCGACGGCGTCTACGATCTGTTCACGGCCAGCGTCGGCGCGCATCGGCCGAAACTCGGAGTGGACGGCGCGCGCCAGACCGAAGCCGGCGTGTTCATGGGCGAGCGGGCGGTCGAGGCCGGCCTTGCCGACCGGCTCGGCGATCTCGATTCCGCGCTCGCCTCCGCGCGCTCGCGCGCCGCGCGCGCGGGCTTTTTTTCAGGAGCCTCCATGACTTCACCTGTCAACGAACCCGTGGCGACGGCGCGCCCCGATCCGGTCGAATCCCCCGCCGCTGTGGAGGCCGCGATGGCTGATGAAATGGCGCTCAACAGCGCCCGAAAGGAAGGCGCAACGGCCGCGCTCGCGCGCGCCAAGGCGATTCTGAACGCCGACGTGGCGAAGGGGCGCGAAAAGCTCGCCGCGCATTTCGCATTCGACACCGAGATGAGCGCCGAGCAGGCGCTAGCCGCGCTGGCGCTGTCGCCGGCCGAAAAGGGCGCGCGGCTCGACGGTCTCAAGCCGCCTGCGCTCAACGCTGCGCCGACGCAGCACAGCGACAACGACCAGGCGTCAGCGGACCGCGCCTGGTCCGAGATCGCCGCCAACCTCAACGCGCGCCGCTGATCGGAGTCTGACCCATGACCGCAACTATTTTCACTGAAGCCGTCCATCCGATGGCGCCTCTCATCGAGGCCGTTCACAATCTTTCGATCGACGAAGTCGTCATCGCGCAAAGCCAGACCATCGTCGTCGGCCAGGTGCTCGGCTCGATCGGCGTGGTGGCGGACTACACCGGCACGCAAACGATGGGGTCGCTCAGCGTCAGCACCACGGCGATCAATGGCATCTATAACGTCGTGCAACTGACGGCCGGCGCGACCGGCGAATTCGAGGTGCAGCGGCCCGACGGCACGGTCGACGGCGTCGGCAAGATCGGCACCGCCTATACGGGCCAAATCAACTTCACCATCACCACCGGCGGCTCGCCGGCGGTCGGCGATACTTTCAACGTTACGGTGACGCGGCCGTTCAACGAGGCGGGCGAACAGTTCGAGGCGTGGAACCCGGCGGCGACCGACGGTTCGCAGAACGCTGCCGCCATCGCGCTCTACCCCGCCGTCACCGGCGCCGGGGCCACGGCGCGCATCGCCGCCTTGCGGCGCGACGGCACGGCGCGCGCGTCGGACCTCACCTGGAACGGCTCGGCGACGACGGCGCAGATTGCGTTCGCCACGCAGCAGCTCGCCGCCAAGAACATCGTGCTGCGGTGAAGTTCAACGCCGAAGCGCGCGCCGGCGCGCTGCTCGCCAGCGCGGCGGCCAAGGGGCGGCCCGATTTCGCCGATCGCGCCGCCGCCTGCCACCTGTTGCTGCCTCACCAGACGATCGGCGTCGATTTCCTCTCGCTGTGGCCCGGACGGCTGGAGGATTTCGCGCAGTCGCTGACGCCGGAGCAGAATCGCGAACTCGCGCTGGCGCTGCTCAGCGCCTGATTATTTCCTCTTTTCCTGAAAGGCTCCGCCATGCCCTCCGCTTTGGACGTATTCGATGCCGACGCGTTCTCCTACGTGTCGCTGACAAAGGCCATCAATCAGATGAGCCATGTGCCCACAATGCTGACCAAGATGCCCGGCCTGTTCGAAGATGTGCCGGTCAGGACCAAGGAGGTGTGGATCGAGCGCATGGGCGACCAGCCGGCAATCATCCAGACGACGGCGCGCGGCGCGCCCGGCGTCCAGGTCGGCGGCGACCGTCGCGACGCGCGCGCCTACAATACGTTCCGGCTCAAGCTGGAATCGAAAATCCGCGCCGACGAACTGCTGACGATCCGGCGCTTCGGCTCGGAGATCGATATCAAGGATCTACAGACCGAAGTCGGCCGCCGCATGTTCAAGATGAACGCGCGCCACGACATGACGCTGGAGTTCCACCGTTTCAACGTCGTCACCCAGGGCAAGACGATCGACTGGAACCCGCTGACCGGCGCGACGTCGGTGATCTACGACTGGACCGCCGAATTCGCCGCCGCGCCGTCCGGCGCGCGCACGCTGTCGACGCTGAGCGAGACCGCATTCAATTTTTCGGCCGGGACGATCGGCTCGGTGCGCCTCGCCGCCAACGCGATCGTGCGCGGCATCAAGCGCAACCTGACGCAGGTGCAGAACGCCGAGACGATCATCAGCGCCGATAACGCCGAGATCGTCGCGCTCTGCGGCGATTCGTTCTACGACCAGTTGACGACGCACCCGGAAGTGCGCGCGACCTATCTGAATTGGGACGCCGCCGCGTCGCTACGCATGAGCGTCGGCGAGGTGTGGCAGCCGTTCCGCTACGCCGGCATCGAATGGCTCAACTATCGCGGCACCGACGACACCACCGGGCAGGCCGCCGACACGACCGGCGCCTCGTCGGTCTCGTCGTTCGGCATCGGCACCAACCACGCCAAATTCTTCCCGCGCAACGCCGGCATCTTCCAGATGGCCTATGCGCCCGGCGAGAAGTTCGAATATCTGGGCTCGCCCGGCCAGCAGCGCTACGCCCAGGTGGTGCGCGATCGCGATCGCGACGAATGGGTCGCCATCGAAAGCATGAGCTATCCGCTGCCGGTCTGCGTGCTGCCGCAGGCGCTCGCCAGCGGCCGCGCTGGCACCTAACCTTGATGCTCGCGTTCGACAGCGCCGTTCTGGCCGCGACGGCGGCTGTCGATGACATGTTCGGCGAGGATTTCGTCGTGCGGCCCTATATGCGCGCGGCGAATCCGAACGCGCCGGAGGTTCCCGATCCGACCCGCGACGTGGTCCGGCTCAAAGGCGTTTGGCGGACGAAAGCGGCCAATCCGCACGAGCCGAACGCCTACGACACACGCGAATGGCGCAGGCCGGGAACGATGGGCGACATGCCGCACGTCGAGTTCTCAACCGCAGCGACGGCCTGTCTTGTCGGCTTCGAAATCCGCGACGGCGACCATATCGAGCGCTGTTCGAACGGCGTGACCTATCGGGCGCTGACGCCGACGATCTCGCCGAGCGGCACATTCAGCGTGCGCGTCAATCGGCTGGGGGCGACCGCGTGAGTCTTTCGCGCCTCGCCCTGCGCTTGGCGGCCGTCGAAGCTTTGTGCCCGTCGGCTCTGGTCGAGAACGGCCCCTATCCGACATGGGCCGGCAAGCAGGTGTTCGACAGCCGGATCACGCCGATTCCGGACGCCGACGGCTGGAAGCGGTTCGTCGAGCAAGTCGAAGGGCGTCCGCTGGTCACGGTCTATACCGAGGAACAGCAGACCGATCCGACGGAAGGCGAATATCCCGCCGATCGGGAGTTCGTCGATCTCGTCGTCGAGATCATGATCGCCGCCGGCGCAACCGTGACGGTGGAAGGGCCGGACGGTCAGCCGATGGAAGTCGGCTCGATTGAGGCGGCGATCGCCGATCCGCAGATCGAGGCGATGCTTGACATGATCGAACACCAGGCGCGCAGCCTGCTCGACCCCTCAAGCCAGGCCTGTCCGCTGCCCTATTCGAAGGTCGCGTTCGAGTTGCACCACGTCCGCAGCGCGCCGGTGCGCGACGCCGCCGATCGGCTGTCGCGCCAGGCGGCGCGCACGGTGACGTTCAAGGTCAGGGTGCGGCACGCGACGCCCTATGGGTCGCCGAAGGCGGGCGTTCCCGCCGACATCGCCAATCTGCCGGAGCCTTTACTGACGGTCGCGCAGGCGATCACGCCGACCAGCCCGGCAGGGCAGCTCATCCGGCAGATCGCCAGCGGTCAGGCGCCCGCGCCGGTGCTGCCGGACCTGAACGATATCCGGATTTTCACCGGCCTGAACCGCGGCGCCGTCGCGCCGACCACCGCCGACGCCGATCTCGTTTCGGACCGGCGCTTCTAAGGATCAACCAACATGCTGGTCAAGACATACGCCCGGTTAGGGCGTGCTGGCGATCGTTTGCCTTGGGGCAACCGCTGGTTCGGGCATGGGACCGATATCCCCGGCTACGAGATCATTGAGCCCTTCGAAACGCTGACCGCAGCGCTGGTCGCCGACGGCTCGATCGTCATCGAAACCCCGCCTTCGTCCGCAGCGCAAGAGGCGCCCGAGACGCCGGAACACTCCTGACACCCGAATAGCCGGAGCCCCGCATGTCTCTCGACAACATCCAATTCAACTATATCCCCGGCTCGGGTCTTGTCGCGCCGATCTTCACCGCCGAATTCAACTCCGGCGGTCAATATACGAGCGTCGATTGCTTTGTCCTCATCGGCCACAAGGTGTCGTCGGGAACGATGGCGTTCAACACGCTGACGCCGGTTTCGGCGCAGCAGCAGGTTGACGCCTATTGCGGGAAGAACTCGCAGCTTCGCGAGATGGCGCGCATCGCGTTCGCCAACGCGCCGGCGCTGCCGCTGTGGATCATGGCGATCGACGACAGCGCGCTGACCGCGAATGTACGCACGATCACCATCGGCTCGGCGGCGCTCGTCGCCGGCGTCGGCCTTTTCCAGATCATGGGCGAGACGCTGCAAATCAGCGTGTCCTCGACCGATACGACGACGACGGTCGCGGCCTCCGTCGCCGCCGCGATCAATTCCTATTACAACCCGCTGACCGGCGCGCAATTGCCGTTCTCGGCGACCTCGGCCTCGGCCGTCGTCACGCTGACCGCCTTCAACAAAGGCGCGATGTTCAACGAGATCGACATCTATGTGCCGACCAACACGAACAACGTGCTGGCGGCCTCGGGCGCCTGGACGGTCGCCACGACCACAGCCGGCGCCGGAACGCCGACTGGCGTCGCCGCGGCGCTCGCGGCTTTGGGCGACAATCCCGCCGATTTCGTCATCTGCCCGTGGTCGGATGCGACGTCGCTTTCCTCCTACACCGCTTGGAGTAACGACGTCTCCGGCCGCTGGGCGTGGTCGCGTCAGTCCTACGGCCATGTGTGGTCGGCCTCGGTCAACAATTTCGCGGGCCTGACCAACCTGGGTGTGGAACTCAACGATCGGCACTTGAGCATTCTCGGCTGCTACACGCCGGGCTCGATGGGGACGCCGCATCCGTCCTATCTGTGGATCACCGCCTTCGCCGCCCGGTTGTTCCCGTGGCTCACCGACGTCTCGACCGGCAACATCAGCCGCGCGCATTCGGGCCTTCAGGTGCAGGGCATCAGCCCGCCGCGCGACCCCTCGGTCTGGCCGAATTACAATGGCCGAAACGTCCTCAACAATTCCGGCATTTCGACCTGGAGCGTCGCGCACGACGGGACGGTGCGCATTTCGAAGATCATCACGACCTACCAGACCGGCGTTTCCGGCAATCCCGATGCTGTCTTCCGCGACATCCAGGCGATGTATCAGTGCTCGGAGGGCATGAAATATATCCGCGCCGAACTCGCGCAATTGCTGGGCCAGAAGGCGATCGTCAGTTCGAACCCCGGCTCGCTCGCGGCCGCCGTCACGGTGCTCGACATCAAGGCGGCCTTCGTCGCGATCTACAATGAACTCTGCGACACCCTGGTGTTCCAGGACGTGGACACCTTCGCCTCGCTGATCCAGGTCGCGATCAACGCGAACAATCCGAACCGCGTCGATGTGTTCATGCCGATGGAGCGCGTCAACCCGCTCGACATCCTAGCGATCAACGCGACGATCTACCAGCAGTTCCCGAACACGTCGCTATTGCCGGCGGGCACGCTGGCGCTGCCGCAGGCGCCCTGATCCCAAATCCCTGGAGACTTGAGCTATGGCTGATTTCGGCGGCACGATCCGCTTTACCTATGACGGGAAAGCGCTCGTCATTCGCGCGAAGGTCGACATCGAGCCGACCGACGCCTCCTATACGGTCGAGCACAATCAGAACGGCAGCTTCGATCGCTATTTGCAGCCGATGGGCCCGGCGGCGGAGCTGGAGTTTGTCGACACGTCTGACGGCGTCAGCGCCGTTTCGCAGCCGTGGAATTCGATCATGGCCGGCGGCCC